TTAAAGACAAGCTGAAATGATAGTACCTCAAGAAATTTACCATCCATTATACGAGAATAAGGAAAAATTTATAATTCTTATCACCGGTGGGCGTGGTTCGGGAAAATCTTTCAATGCTTCCACCTTTATTGAACGGTTGACTTTTGAAATGACTCCTGTAGAGAAGATAGTCCATCAAATTCTTTACACCCGTTATACGATGGTTTCCGCTGGTATGTCTATCATCCCCGAGATGATGGAAAAAATAGACCTTGACGGAACGACCAAGTATTTCAAGACCACCAAGACGGATATAGTCAATAAAATGACTAAGAGCCGTATCATGTTCCGAGGTATCAAAACTTCATCAGGAAACCAAACAGCGAAACTAAAATCCATCCAGGGTATCACTACTTTCGTCTGCGATGAAGCGGAAGAGTGGACAAATGAAGAAGAATTCGACAAGATAATGCTCTCTATCCGTAAGAAAGGGATTCAAAACCGGATTATCATCATAATGAATCCGTGCGATTCCAATCATTTCATCTACAAAAAGTATATTGAGAAAACCCATAAACTGGTAGAGGTTGACGGTGTGCAGGTACAGATTTCTACTCATCCGAATGTACTTCATATCCATACCACGTATTTTGATAATTTGGATAACTTATCACCGGAGTTTCTGAAAGAAGTCGAGGATATGAAGGTGAACAACCCCGAAAAGTATGCTCATGTGGTTATCGGCCGTTGGGCAGATGTGGCGGAAGGTGCTGTGTTCAAGAAGTGGGGAATTGTTGACGAGTTTCCGGTTTGGGCAAAGAAAGTGGCTATCGGGCAAGACTTCGGTTATACACATGACCCGTCCGCTTCCATTCGGTGTGGTATCGTTGATAACGCCCTTTACTTGGATGAAGTGGACTACCGTACAGGATTACTTTCTTCTGACATCATCAAGACTCTTCGCCCGTGGGGTTTGAAAGTCATAGCTGATAGTGCTGACCC